GGTTGTTGTGTTTGTGTTGGGACTAGGAAATCGGAGCGGCGAAGGATGGTGAGGAAGTCCTGCGCGCGGAGCGTGATAAACCACTCCTCGCCGTTGCGCTTGTGGGCGACGACAGGGAAGAGCTTGGCCTTGGCATCGCGGATGGCTTGGGCCATCCAGTCGCGGATCTTGACGACCTGGCAAAATTTGACCTCCCAGTGGAAGTCAGGGAGGCACGGGCAAACCACATCCGGCGAGTCGCCGAGTCCGCTGAACTGCTGGCCGCGGCGGATACCGGAGTCGCCAAAGGCTTCGCGCAACTCGTCGCGCCACATGCGCTCTCCGCGGGCGCCTTTGGCTCGGCTATTCATTGATGGCCTCCCAAAGTTGTTTCGCCGGCGCGTAGACCGAGCCATCGCTGTCGCTGGTGCGGCCGACCGGGGCAGTGCCCTCAAAGCGCGTGAGGCTCGGACGCCATGTGAGGTTGAGCGTGCCGGTGCGGCCGGCGCGGTGCTTGGCAACGATCAGCTCGGCGTCCTGCGGATCGGGTTCTTGATCCTGCACGGCGTAGTAGGCGGGACGATGGACGAGGCAAACGATGTCGGCGTCCTGCTCAATGCTGCCAGACTCGCGGAGGTCGGAGAGCTTCGGGCGGTTGTCGCTGCGGTTTTCGGCCTGCCTGTTAACCTGCGCGGCGGCGACTACTGGGATGCCGAGTTCCATCGACATGGCCTTCAGCCCGCGGGAGACGAAGCCGACTTCGTTTTCGCGCGACTGCGCACCGGAGTGGCTGACGAGCTGTAGGTAATCGACGAAGATCGCTTTCACGCCCCAGCGGCGGACGGCTAGGCGGGCGCGGCCGCGGATGTCGAGGAGCGTCAGACCGCCGCGGTCATCAACGTAGAGCGGTTCGCTGGCAAACTGCGTGGCGGCATCCATGATACGGTGCTTCATGGATGCGGTAAGGAAGCCGTTGCGGATGATCTCGGTGTTGGTCTCAGCGCGGCTCAAGACAACGCGAGCGGCCAACTCGTTGGCGGGCATCTCAAGGCTGAAGTAAACGACCGGCACACCGCGGCGGGCCATGTTGTCCGCCATATTCAACATCAACGCGCTTTTGCCCATGGCGGGACGGCCGGCGACAATCGTGAGCTGTCCTCCGCGGAGACCTCCGGTGACCTGGTCGAAGTCGCGGATGCCGGTCTGCAGTCCGAGCTTCCGGCCGCCAGACATGAGGGCTTCCAGTTCGTCGAGGAGGCCCGGCACGATAGCGCTCGGGGCGCGCATGCTGTCGGTGGCAGTGGTCAGCGAGAGACTCAAGACGGCTTCGCCGGATTGTTGTAGGACGCTGTCGGCATCGGTGGCCATGTCCTGCGCTGCGGCCTGCATCGCAACGGCAGAGTCAATGATGCGGCGGCGAGCATGGAGATCTCGAAGGGTTTGCGCGTGATATTCAACGCCGGCAGAACCACCGGCAGACTGCGAAAGAAACTCGGTGATGGCGCCTGCGCCGCCAACGAAGTTCAGCTTATGCTTCGCATCGATGCGCTGGGTCGTGGCGATAAGGTTCGGCGTGCCGCCCTCGCCGCGAATTTCGGTGATGGTCTCAAAGACCAGCCGGTGCGCGGGTGTGAAGAAAAGATCGGCGTGAAGACCGGCGACTTCGTCAACAAGGCGCGGGTCGGCGAGCAGACTGCCGAGGACGGCTTGCTCGACGGCAGGCGATTGGGGCACAGTGCGTTTCATGAAAATCTCCCTTCGTCGTCGTCATCACCCATCACTATGACAATGAAGATCAGCGTGCACATCAGCAGGCTGAAGAGCGTGAGTTCGCTGACGCTCATTTTCTTTCTTCCTCCGGGCGAGCTGCGCGCGGCGACGTTCCCAGCGGTCGCAGGCTGCGTTGACAAGTTGAAACGATTCTTCGAGCCATGGGGTTATGTGGAGTGCTGGCGGTGGTGGCGGTTGATGCTCAGTGGCCATGACGTTTTACGGCTTTCTGTCGTGGCGTGATCTGTAGGCATATGTTGGCAAATGTTGGCATGGGAATCAAGGGTTTTTTGGGGTCTTTTTTTGGGGCTGTAGCCCGTGTTTTTGCGTCTGCCATGAATCGCGCAAATGGCCCCAGTCGCGCGGCTCAGTAACATCTGTGCTGTGACCGCAAAGGTCGCAGGTGCCGAAATGGTAGGTCGCGCCATACGGATTACCCTCGGGTCGCTTGCCGTGCAGCCGGCCGCACTCGTCGCATATCCAGTCAGGATATGGCTTGAGGAAGATCGCCTCGTAGTTGGCCCGGTAGCGGTCGCCGTTGACCGGCCGCGGGCTATCGCCTTTGCCGGCGCTCATAGCTCGTAGCCCTCCGGTGAAGCAAACTCGTCTTGCGAGAAGATCGGCTTGCCAGATTCTTCGAGGAACGGGAAGTGCCGCAGGCAGGCGGACGCGCGGCCGCGCAGCTCCTTGACCGTCTTTGGCCGAGTGCTGGGGTGCAGAAGGTCGGCAAGGAGCTGGCGGGTGCGCCGGAGGGACCAATATTGTTCGTAGCGAAGGCTCATAGCGGCTGGTCTGCCATGAGCAGGGCTTCGTGTTTTTCGTTGGAGACTTCTTCGGACAGCGCGGCGCAGCGCACAAGCGCGCGCTTGAGCCGGTTGGCGCGCTTAATCAGCTCGCGGTTCTCGGCCTGCAAATCTTTGATCTCCGCAGCGAGGCGCCGGTCCTCATTGCGGAGGAACTCCAGCTCCGCAGAGGAGCTGAAGTTGTTGCCGAAGCCGACCTCGCCGACCACCAAGTCAGGCACCATCATTTGGCCCTCCTTGCCGACTTGCCGAAGAGCCAGGTGTTGCGGCGGGACGCGCTGACCGTGGCCAGCCCGCGGCCCTCAAGGAAGCGGTCGCATGCGCGGTGGATTTGCAGATGATGCATGCGGGGGTAGCCCGGGACGCCTTCCTCGAGCCGGATCGGGCGGCCGTTCTTAGCGTGCATCTTTTTCCTCCTGGCTGATGGCAAGCTGTGCGACCAAGGCGCGCAGCACCATGATCGTGCTGATGGCCTCATCGGCGATCTGCTCGAGGTATTCCACGTTGACTTGGAGGTTGGTTGCTTTCGGCGCCTTGGGGGCGCTCGCCGTCTTGGTGGTTTTCTTTGCGGGTTTCATAAAGTTACTGGTCAAATGTACAAGCAGGGGTAGGACATTGGCTGTCTGAGGGGTGTATGAAGTGTTTAGTGGTTGTTGATAACTGCGTGGAGGTTCTTCGCTGAAAAAAAAAAAAAACAACTGGTTTGTCAGATTGCAGTTGCGACTTGGTGCAAAAGATCCCAATTCTCAGGGGTTCGGTCGGACATCAGTTCGCCATGGCCAAATGGCGAATTGAACCGGCGAGCGCGCTGACGAAGTTCCGGTGGCGTGTAGGTCGTTTTGCGGCGGTTGCCTAGCTCGGCGCGAAGGTAAAAGAGCCACTGCTTTCTGTCAGGAAGGTAGACAGCCAAGATGTCGTAAGCATGGGCTGAATAAATTTTGCCATTTGAATGGTTTTCAATCTGATACCGGCCCAGTTTGGTGCACCAAACTCCGGTTTTTACCTGCACCACAATCGGGCGATGCCCAGGCAGACGCACAATGTAATCGAAGTCCTTGCCGCCGCCAGAATGAGCTGCGACCTCATAACCGCGCTCCATCATCTCAATCTCAAAGCGCCTTTCGACAATGGTGCCTTTCGGAACGGCGCCTAGCGGTGCGATTATTTGCTGCGTCACGCTGCGTTCTCCTTCTCGAATTGTTCCCGCATCTCGGCGAGGCTGCGCTCAAGGGCGGTTTGCTTGGGGCGGCCTTGGGGTGGCAGCTCGACGATGGTGGGTTTGGCTGGAGCTTCGATGAAGACGCCGCGCCAGCCGTGTTTGACGCTCTTGCGCAGGGCTTCGACTGCGGCGGCTTCGTTAACGGAACCGAGGTCGTCTACGATGCGCTTGGCGGCGGTAGGCGTGAGCGGGGCTTTAATCTCGCGCCGGTGTTGGGCAAACTCGGCCCAGGCACGAACGAGGCCGGGGCCGTGAGGCAGGGGCAAAGATGCTGGGTCGAATTTGGTAGCGGTGGCGCGTTTTGGCTTGGGTGCTTCCTTTTCCGAAATAGGATGCGAAGGCGATGAAATCGCCGGAGCTGGCGCGTCAGCGCTTATATTACGTTTCTTATTGTTATCTATTGTTGGGGTGCAGGAATTGCACCACTTAGGTGCAGCATTTGCACCACTTGGGTGCATTTCCTGCACCCATCTCTCGGACTTAGGTGCATTTCCTGCACCCATCTCGGCGACACCGGGGATTGTCCAAATGCTGGCCTGCAGGCCGCTGCCGGCGACCTTCCGGCTGCCCTTGGTTACCAGCACCAGCTCACCGGACTCCTGTAGGCGGCGCAGGCAGTCGGCAACCGTCCGGCGGGCGAGGCGGGTCTTTTCCTCGAGCTTGCCCCATGAGCCGAAGCAGTTGCCCGCCTCATCGGCAAAGTCTGCCAAGGCCAGCAGGACAAGCCGGTCGGCGCCTTCCGCGGGCGACTGGGTCCAGACGTAGTTGGTGGCGGCTACGCTCATCGACGCCACCGGTTGCGGCGGATGCCGTCGCGGTTTTCGAAGACGAGGCGGCCTTCAGTGTCAGCCTTAACGTAGATGCATTTAATGCGCTCGCCCGCTGACCAGTCCGCGGCGTTTTGCACTGAGCAGATCACCGGCTCCGACCAGTCGGGCACCGAGACGTAGAGCAGGCGTCCGTT